ATGGCTTCATTTAGACAACGCAACAATACATGGCGAGCCGAGATAAGTGTAAACGGAATTCGCGAAAGTTCAACCTTTGATACAAAAGCTCAAGCTAGGGCTTGGGCATCTAAACGCGAGACTCAGTTACGCGAACAATCGCATGGCAAATTACCAGATCACTCTTTTTTAGAAGCTATTGAACGCTACTTGAGTGAAGTGAGTGTTAAAAAGAAAACTCATGAGAATGAAGTAAAGCGAATGGCTTTCTTCAAGCGTGAGTATAAAAAGCTATGCCAAAAACAATTAGCCAAAGTCACAACTGACGATTTAGTGCAATGGCGCGACTCCCGATTAAAAGAAGTGCAGGGTGCTACTGTCCGACGTGAAGCAAATATTTTAGCTTCTTTATTTACTGTTGCTCGCAAAGAATGGAAATGGATTAAAGAGTCGCCTATGGCTGACCTCACTTTACCCCCACCATCAAAGCACCGTGATAGACGAATTGCTCAGGATGAAATTGATAGATTATGTCTTGCAGCAAATTGGGATAACAATGTTCCTGTGAATTCAACTCAGCAAATTATTATTGCCTTTCTCTTTGCGATTGAGACAGCTATGCGCGCTGGTGAGATTGTTGGCTTGACTTGGGATCGTGTTTATTTAAAAGATAGATACCTAGTTTTAACTGAAACAAAGAATGGTACCAAACGAAATGTACCACTATCTAAGCGTGCAGTTGAGTTGCTTACTTTATTAAAAGGTCTTGATAAAAAGCAGGTCTTTACTTGTAATTCCCAAAGCTTTGATACGCTTTGGCGTAAATTGAGAGATAGATGTCAAATCACTGACTTGCACTTTCATGACACACGCCATGAAGCTTGTACACGCCTTGCAAGGAAATTAGAAGTTTTAGACTTGGCCCGTATGATTGGGCATAAAGACTTAAGAAGCTTGATGGTCTATTACAATGCTACTGCAAGCGAAATTGCAACGAGGCTTGATTAGCCTCGTTTGCGTGGTCTTCCTTTCTTTGGCTCATCATCTGACTGTTCATTCAACCAGTTTGATAGCTCTGCCAAGTTCCATCGTCTTCCTTGACCGCACTTAATAACATAGCGCGGTTTAGGGAAGGTTGGTAGGCAGCAAACCGCTGCCTTAAAGTGTACATCTCGGTAACCCAAGAACTCAGCAGCTTGGGAGTCATTTAGCCAAATATCAGAAGGTGGTAACGCTACTACAAAGTTACTACCTATATTCGCAATTGCTGTCATTTCACCCCTCCTTACTTTCCGCTTTAGGCTTTGCCCACCACAAACAAGGCCCATCTTCTGTATCAAAACCTGCAATGAGAAAGGCATCTTTTATAGGTGCTTGTGGTTTCCAGTTTGACCAATCTGCACAGTCGTCTTCAGGAATTTCTGGAATATCCCAATATTCCAAACGCTCAACAAGAATTTCTACACCAAGATTAATTTGAAGCTGCGCCCATTGTTCCTTTGTATAAAATTCAGCATTTTCACCAATAGTGTCGTGCTTCTCTATATCAGGGTGGAACCAGCAGCTATTTAAATCATCTGGTACTTGTGTTGGTTGTATTTGATATTTCATCCCTCAGCTCCAGATTCGCTTTCTAAAAACCATTTCACAGCACTGGGAATGGCTTTGTTGTCTACTTTCTGATTACCAATTTTTGCTAAATTAAACTGATTGCTTGTGCCCTGAATAACTGGATATTCACCAAGATTTGTGCAGTTTTTATAAACAAAATTATCAATCTCGGCCCACGTTTTGCACATAAATCGGGTTAGATCTAAAACACCCTTTGGCACTACAACATAACCCTCTGGCACCGCCTGGGCTTTGGCTTTTTCAAGCTCTACTCTAAGTCTGTCAATTTCACATGCTGCATGGTGACAAATAACACGTAATTCATCTTCGTTATATTCATCTACGTGCATCATCATCAAATGGCTAATTTCAGTACCAAATTGACTATCACCTGTAAATACCCAAACAGCACCATTGTCTTGCTCAAAGCTTAGATTGACTTTGCCTTCTTTATTCAAATCTGTCATGCTGCCACCTTTGCCTTAATGCGCTCTTGATATAACTTTGCGTAGTACTCTTGAGCGTGTGGAATTTTGTCTTTGATCTTCTGGATCATTGCTTCGTCACGTTTGTAGGTGACAGTTGTTAGGCGTTCTCTAAGGTCGATACGCTCAACTAAATCAATAAGCTGTTCTCGATCATCCCAATCATTTGTTAGCTCGATAGGGCAAGGGAGTAGCCAGAAATCAACCATTGCTTGCTCACAGTCGTAAAGCCACATGTAGCCTTGCATCTGCCAGTCATAGCCAGCCTTCTTTGCCTTTTCTTCTGCTTCATCTTGAAAGAATGGATGAGTTCCAATATCCCAAGTGCATTTAGTGTCGAGGATCAATTTATTGTTTAAATCGAGAACATCACACTCACCAGTAATTAATTCATTTTCCCAACGACCTTGATGTTTTAAGTACTGACGAAAACGAACCTTGCCAGACAGGCTAATTGCAATTTCTTCAAGCGCATTACCTTTAGCCGTGTACTGGTTGCCTTTGAAAGACTTGAACGTGGTCAAGTCCTCCTTAACGATTGTTCTGATCTCAGTCTTAGCTGTATCGCTAAGAACTGAGCCTTTAGTTTTAGAGTCGCCTACAAGCTTATGTAGGCTTGAGCATCGGAATAGCTTCATAGTGCATTTACCTCGGCTATTTGTGCATTAGTAAGTGCATAGCCTTCTAATACATACTCTTTAGTAACTGCATCAGCTTTGATCTGCTCTAAGAGAACCGGGAACTCGTTGTCTGGTACAGTTGGTTTAACTTCCTGAACTTCTCCAACTTCCTTCACGGTGACATTTTTAAACCAGTCTTTAGGTGAGCTCATTCCATCACGTAAGCTAGTGAAAATCTTGCGAAGCGCAACGATATTGGCTGCCGTGATAGCATCAAGACGACGCTGAATGTAGTCTTCAATGTCTTTCTTCGTGACATTGAATTGCTCAAAGGCTACAACAAGTTTTTGCACAGCTTCTGGTGAAGTATCAGCACTTGCATGGATTGTCTTTTCGCACTGATTAACAGCATCATCAATCACATCACCCGGTATTACACCTAAGATGCATGCACGTAGACGACGAGCGCCATTATTTGCAACCAATTCATAAATATCGCGTGGATCTGTTAATTTTTTAGATCCATTGCGTGTATAACGAATATGTGGAACCTGAAAAACCTTTGTTTGACGGGTGTTTGTCTCCACATCCCAAGCAAATGCTTCAACCGTTGATTCGCCATTTTCAGAAGATAATTCGCGGATACCGTACTGAATATTTCCCCAATTCTGAGCAAGCATTTCCGCAAGTCGAATTGATGGACCAGTTACTGAACTACCACCACGAGCATAAGAATAAACAGCCGATTGCGCTAAACCGGGACGCTGGCAAGCGTTCATAATCCGGTCATAAGCTTCAATTGGGTTACGTGGGAACTGCTTAGCAATAACCAAAGCAGCTTGAACCTCTGCAATTGCACGTTGACTATCAGACTGAACTGTAGACATTGCTTGAGTAGTAGGAGCAGCTACTGCAAAAGGGTTTTGTCCTGAGTGTTGCACTGGCGCATTCATAATCTTCTCCTTAAAGCTCATCGTATTCAGGATATTCATCGTAGAATGCTGCTACTGGGTCTTCGCCATTTTCCCAACACTCAAGCCATGCTTCTTCATCGAAATGGTCGCTACCTGTATGACAGTCAAATAAGCCACTTAAAACTGATAAAAAATCTTCTTTTGACATGCGGTTATTCATAATCTTCTCCTAATTCTTTGGTGGTTCTGGTAGTGGCATCCAGTGGGTTACTTTTTCATCTAAGAAATAACTTCCATACTCATCACCGATATAAGCAGTATTTGCATACCAGCCTTCTTTTACATACCCACAAGCCCGCTCTTCGTCATAGTCATACCAATCATCATCACCGTGATACTCTTCAGTGAACTTAGGAATGAAATGAGCCACCATTTTGTTTTGGTTTTTAGCTGGGTTTGCATCTAACAAAACAAGCACATTACGCAATGGCTCAGGCATTTGGTTTTCAACACTAATCCACTCCATCACACCACTCCCGCTTCTTCATCTGCCAATTCTTCGGCGTAGTATTTAAGCTGCTCGTTTAAGCTGTTTACTTGTGCATCAGTGAGCTTGAAACGTAAGCCTATAGGTGACTCGATGCCGTCTTTATCGGTCACTACAGCATGAGTTTTTGTATCTACTACAAGCACTTCATATTCTTGGTCACGAGCACAGCCACTAAACTGATCAGTTACTTCACGAGTGTCGTAAGTCGTTTCAGCTTTGATTTGGCAGTTAAGAACATTGCAGCCGTAAGTTAGATCGAAATAAACCGTCTCACCTTCAACTTGAATGTCTGTAGACATATCTAAGTAAGGGAAAGAAGGGCACAACAACTCGGGTTTGTTAACTAACATATTCATTAGATAATCCCCCAGTGAACCGCCAAGATGAGGTTAATAAGCACGATATCTAAAATGGCTATGATCATGAGGCACCTCGTATCTTTCTGAGTTGCTCAACTGCCTTTTTAACGTCGTCTTCTGAGCGATATGCGCCATATTGGACATGCAGTTTATCTGATGAGTCATTTGCAAAAGTGCAGTGGTCATATCCAGTGCTATAGAAGGGTGAGAGGAACCAGTAAATATCACCCACCTTCGGCTCAAAAGGCTTCGGCAGATCAAGCTCAACCTTGATGGTTTGGGGTTTGAGTCTGAAATTTATTTTTCGGCCATCAGAAGTTTCGCCTTTTAAAATTTCAGGTATTGTTAAAGTTGAATACTGTGTGGTGTACCAAACATCACGATCATCATAGGCATGTTGAACATTGGTAATGTCAGCCAAAGCATCCGCACCGCTAATCAATGCTGGGTCCTTGTTCTCTGGATTATCAATAATTGGCGATAAACCAATAATAAAATCAGCATCAGACAAGCACCAAGCAAAGCCATTCCAAAAATAGTACTGATTTTCTACTGTTACATAATAAAAATCATTAGCACTTTTATAATTCGCATCCTTAACATTATTCCGCTTCAACACAACAAGGTCGCGGAGTTGAGCTATAGTAATTTCTACGCACTCATTTAAATTCACATTGTGGCTATAAAAACTTCCGCTACAATCTTCAAAAACTGCAATCCATTCTACATATGGTTTATATGAAGAATTATCATGATGATAACCAAGCTTTTTAAATAGCTCCTTTGCTTCATCTGCTCTAGCTTCATCTTTAACTTTGATTTTGTAGTTATCCATGAGAGGGCTCCTTGAATGCTTTTGCCCAAATTTGAAGCATTACGTCACGGTCTTCACACTTAATTGAATGAGCTAAAACTTCATTCATACGATGAAAGTTTTTTGACGTTGTTTTTGCATAAGCTTTTGCAGTAGCAATTAATTGGGAAACAAACGATCTGCTATCAATAGGGTTGATACATACAACAAATGATTGGTTGTTGTGGTTAACTTGAATTTCCATCACTTCACCCCCTCAACCTGCACACGCACATACATGTTCTGCTTTGCTTTGAGTTCATTGGCGTATTGCTCGTCGGCACAGCCTTTTAAGAAAGCAAATGCAATGAAGGTGATAATCCAGAAAGCTACGAATGCTTTCGAGCCATCCCTAAAGGCTTGGCTAAACTTGTACTTTTCAATTCTTTGATTCATACTTATCTCACTCATTGAGTAAAAGTCCCGTCGGTCGAATGTCAGGGACTTTTTTGTTATCTGGTGAGATAATATTAACTATGGTTAATTTTTTAGTCAAGAGAAAAGTTAACAATGGTTAATCTTTTTATTAACTATAATTCATGCTTTAATAGACAAAAGAAAACCCACACGGGGTGGGTTGGATGGAGTTTGTTATGATCGCTAAGAATAAAAGAAACAGTTGTTGTGCACGCCTAGATATTTGGGATGAATCTCCAATAATTTTAGAAGGCGAGCTAAAGCTGATTGTGCTGGAAGCGCTATATGCTGGTGAATTAGATTTAGAGTGGAGACGCGAGTTCTTTTCAGATGCCATTGAAAAGTTAGAAAAACTAGCAGGTCACCACCCAACTCCTAAGCGTGCTTCTTAAGTGTAATTTCTGAGCGGAAGTTTCTATTTGACTTAATGTTATCAAGATAAAATTGGTCTTTGTCTGTTGATGATATGAATTTATTTATCGTATCCCTATCCATCATTGTATAGCAGATCCTATCACTGTTTTTAAGATCAATTTCAAGAGCATGATCGTTTAAGACAATATAGAAATTAATTAGTTCAGAATTAATATTTACAATTTTACTCACGTGAAATACTCCTCCCGATATGTTTTTAAAGGATCGTGTCGGGTCACGATAGGTAAGTTTATGAAATTAGAAAATATAGTAATTATAGAAAACAGACTTTTCCAAAACTCAACTCAAATTTACTTTGAAAATTTTCCATTTGATGGTGATGAGTTTTATGTGCCAGTTGGTGATTACACTAAGCCAATTGGTTTCCTAAAGTTTAAGCAAATTGCTAAGCCAGGCTGCTTTGAATTATCCGAATTAGTGTCCCTAGATTATCCCAGCCCAAATCCACAATTTTCGTTGTCAGGTGTTTTATACTCTCGCCAGAAAGCGATCGAAGCCCATCAATCAATTTGCGCTTATCAGCAGGCGGTAAGTCGGCTGCCATAATTTTAGATTCAAGAATAGCTTTCAGTTGAACAGCTTCAAACTTAACAGTTACAACTCCAAGAATTGCAGATAAGCCGCCATCATCAGCTAGAAAATCAGCTCCCTTCTCGGTTAGGCGAGGATGATGAAGTGTGAATAAATGGTTTTGATTTCCACCAAAACCCATAGTTAAATCAATACTGTCTGGGTGAAGGAGTCCATGAGACTGTAAGTAAAATAAATTGGCATAAATCTTACTGCATTCATACTCATCTAGATTCTTAATTTCACATGAGAAGTCGTAAGCTAATGGGTATGTTGAAGCCATTTTATTCATGAGTTCAAGTTGTAAATGTCTGTCTAGTAGCACAGTTTATTTCCCTAATGGTGTTTTAAAGTACCGCGTTGGGTCACGGTCTCAATTACACAAAAAGCTGGATCCGTTTAAATTCCTTATTAGCCTCAATATGACTTCTATAAAATTTATCTTTATCTTCTGAATCAATGAACTCTTTGAATGTAGTTGCTTCAAGAAGTCTGTAAATAAACCTTTCACCTGTCCTAAGTACTACTGTTAATAAGAAGTGTTGATAAAGAACGTGGCTGATATTACGGGAATTAATTTCAATTTTTTGCATCCCCTGAATTCCTTTTCATTTGTAAAGCTTTCTATAATCAATGCGAATAAGGATGTTCTTGTCTGTGCTGACTTGGCGGCACGATATCTGTAATAGCGGTAATACTTTCAACCTCGTCCATTTCAAAGAAAAATCGCTCACCACCATTCACAGAAAGCAAACTTAAAACCCCACCATTGATGCCGACAAATTCTTTAATTGTGCATCTTCCATCCTTCAAGCACACCTGAACAAACTCATTTGGCACAAGATCTGCATCAGGGTCGCATACAACATACCAGCCATTACGAATTGCTGGAAACATTGAGTCGCCAGTGCCTTTAATGCCATAGGCTCTTGGTCCTGCTGAGTGAGTTGGAACATACCCATCTCCAGCATTGCCTTCATAACCCATATCTGTGAAATAGCCATCCATGCCCATCTTGGAGTAAGCCTTAACAGGAAC